CTGTAGCGGCTAGAAAAGCTGGTGAGGCCAAGTACTACAACTTGCCGGAGACCGAAAATTATTGATCCACTTACGGCCCTCGCTGGTATCCAGGCAGCAGTCGCACTGATCAAGAAGGTCAGCAAGACTGTTGACGATGTGAGCTCGCTTGGCCCTGTGCTTGGCAAGTACTTCGATGCAAAGTCCACGGCCAGCAAGGCGGCGGTTGCCGCCAAGAAGTCAAAGTCCAGCATGGGCACGGCCATCCAGATTGAGATGGCACTTGACCAGGCCAAGCGTTTTGAGGACGAGTTGCAACTGCTGTTCATGCAGAGCGGCAAGATCGATGTCTGGAACAAGATCAAGTCCAGAGCAGCGGCCATGGATGTGGAGTCTGCCCATGATGCTCGGCGTGAGCGCGAGGCTGCTGAAAAGCGCAAGAAAGAAATAGACGAGGTCATTGAGTTGGCCTTGCTGGCGCTTGTCTTTTTCAGCTTGGTCGGCGTTATCCTTTATTTCAGTTTTGGCATCATGGAGCAGCGCGGGTGAGTTATGGCAGATGAGCGCCTTGCCCTAATTGACAAGGTGCTGGCCTATGTCAGCAGCCCCTTCCGACTGTTTGCCATGGTGCTCATGGCCGTGCTCACCTTTGCTGGGTACTTTGTCTACGCAAACCAAGACCTGTTGATCGGCGCCTACAAAGAGTCCAAGAAGATTCCAAGCATTGCAGAGGATCGGGTGGAGGATGCAGCGGCGCACCTGTTCAAGCAGTCTGGTGCGCTGGTGGTGGCGGTGTTCAAGGTCAACAGCATGTTCGGCACTCGGGTTCTGTACCGGGCCTACGGCAAGAACGGCAGAGACAAAACGAATGACGGGCTGGATGTCGGCCTGTTTACCCAGAACGCTGCCAACAACGCCGATGTGGTCAAACTGATGGCCAGCGAGATTCCATGCGGCGAGTACAAGTCAGCGCAGAGTGAAATGGGGCTGTGGTATATTGCAAGGGGTGTGGCCTACACATGCCGCATCAGGTGCCACCGGAGCCAGGGCGCTTTGTTGGCCAGATCACAGTCGGCTGGGCTACTGAGCCTGAAGACATGGACAGCGCCCGTGCAATGCTGCAAATTGCCGCAACAATGCTTTCAAGGAGTAAACAGTAATGGATTGGCTTAAACAAATTGCACCAACGATTGCCACGGCAATGGGTGGCCCACTGGCTGGCATGGCAGTGTCTGCCATCAGCAAAGCGATTGGCGTTGACCCCGACAAGGTGGGCGACCTGATCTCCAACAACAAGCTGTCAGCAGAGCAGATTGCTCAAGTCAAGATTGCTGAGATCGAATTGCAAAAGCAAGCGCAAGAGCTTGGCCTCAACTTTGAAAAGCTAGAAGTTGAGGACAGGAAGTCGGCGCGGGAGATGCAGGCCACCACCCGCAGCCTGATGCCACCAGTGCTTGCTGGTACGGTTACAGTGGGCTTTTTTGGCATCATGGTGATGATGTTTATTGGCAAAGTGGACAGCGCCAACCCTGCTATCTTGATGATGCTGGGCAGCCTTGGCACGGCATGGACGGGCATCATTGCCTATTACTTTGGATCATCCGCTGGCTCACAAGCCAAGACCGATTTACTCTCTAAGGCAGGGCCAGTGAAATGACCGAAGACCAGCTTGTTGAAATGCACATCGACCCGTCATGGCTTGAGCCACTGACGGCAGCGTTTACGAGGTTTGAGATCAACACGCCAGAACGCCAAGCGGCATTTATCGGTCAGTGCGCCCATGAGTCGGCCAACTTCAAGACCCTGCAAGAAAACCTGAACTACAGCGCCAAGGGCTTAAACGCCACATGGCCCAGCCGTTTCCCGTCTGAAGCCGAGGCTCAGCCCTACCACCGCCAGCCCGAAAAGATTGCCAACAAGGTCTATTCTGGCCGGATGGGCAACCTAGATGAGGGCGATGGCTGGAAGTACCGTGGCCGTGGCCTGATCCAGTTGACCGGCAAGGACAACTACCGGCTGGCCTCAGACGCCTTGGGCGTGGACTTTATTGCTGACCCCGACCTTGTGCTCACCAAAGAATACGCCGCCCTTACAGCAGCCTGGTACTGGAACAAGCGCGGCCTGAACAAAGAGGCAGACGCCAAAGACTTTACAGGCATGACAAAAAAGATCAACGGGGGCGTGATCGGCCTGGCCGACAGGGTGGCGCACATCAACACGGCCCTTGGTGTTTTGACCGCATAAGGTGAAATAATCATGTCATGGCCAATGTCAAGCAACAGTTAGATGTCCCCTCAATCCCCAGCCTTGGCTTTGCGCCAGAGGGGTATGAGCGCAGGTACTTTGCTGAAGTCAACGGGTCACTGAACAGCTACTTTAGAAAGCTCATCAGCACGCTCGGCGCCTTGTTTGGGCCAAGGGGCGGCAAGTTTCTCAATGCGCCGCATGGTGCGTTTCACGACTCAACCGACCAGGCGGCGGCAAGCACCACAGTCGCCACTGCCGTGACATTTGACACGACAGACATAAGCAACGGCGTCACGCTGTCAAATAGTTCAAGGCTCAATGTTGCAGACTCTGGTGTTTTTAACATTCAGTTTTCGATTCAACTTAAAAACACCACCAACGATGGCCAAGATGTGGACATCTGGTTTCGTAAGAATGGCACGAACATAGACAATTCAAACAGTAGATACCACGCCCCTGCAAGAAAAAGCGCTGGCGACCCAAGTCACATGGTTGCGGCCTTGAATTTCTTTGTTGAATTGAATGCCGGCGACTATGTTGAAATCATGTACAAGGTTGACAATGTGAATGTGACGATAGAGCATTTCGCCGCCAGTGCCAGCCCGACACGGCCAGCAGTGCCAAGTGTCATTGCTACAGTGTCTTTTGTCTCCAACCTACCGACAATCTGATTATGTACATCCCAATAAAAATTCCACCAGGTGTTTACAGAAACGGCACAGAGTACCAAGCTGCTGGGCGGTGGCACGATGCCAGCCTTGTGCGCTGGTACGAGAACACGCTGCGGCCAGTGCTGGGCTGGCGCACCCGTTCAGCCTCTGCTGTGACAGGATCATGCCGTGCCATCATCACTTGGCGCGACAACAGCAACACCCGATTCATTGGATTGGGTACACACTCCAAGCTGTTTGCAATGAATCAGGCCGGCACACTCAAAGACATCACACCGACAAGTTTTACCACTGGCTACGCCAGCGCACAGATCGGGGTTGGCTACGGATACAGCACTTATGGCAACTTTGCCTATGGTGTGGCACGGCCTGACACCGGCTCAATCATCCCAGCCACGACTTGGAGCTTGGACACTTGGGGTGAGTATCTGGTGGCTTGCTCCAACGCTGACGGCAAGCTCTACGAGTGGCAGCTTGGCTTTACAACGCCGACACTGGCAGCGGCCATCACCAACGCGCCAACGGGCAACAAGGCTCTTTTGGTCACTGCCGAGCGCATCCTGTTTGCCCTTGGCGCTGGTGGCAACCCCCGCAAGGTGCAGTGGTGCGACCAAGAGGACAACACTGTCTGGACGCCATTGGCCACCAATCAGGCGGGGGACTACGAACTCACCACACCTGGCAGCCTGATGGCCGGCAAGCGCGTCAAGGGTGTCAACCTGCTGTTTACCGATGTGGATGTCCACACGGCCAACTACATTGGCGCACCATTTATCTACGGCTTTGAGAAGGCCGGATCTGGCTGCGGCCTGATCTCGGCGCAGTCGGTGGCGGCCATCGACACTGCCGCGATCTGGATGAGTAGCAGCGGCTTTTGGATTTATGACGGATATGTCAAGCCGCTGCCCTGTGATGTGAGTGACTACATTTTCACGAACATCAACTACGGCCAGAAGTCCAAGGTCTATGCTGTACACAACAGCGAGTTTGGCGAGATCTGGTGGTTTTATCCATCCAGCGGCAGCAACGAGAATGACAGTTATGTCACCTACAACTACCGAGAAAACCACTGGAGCATTGGTTTACTCGACCGCACAGCAGGGGTCGATGCGGGTGTTTTCACATACCCGCTGATGGTCGATCCAGATGGCTTGGTGTACGAGCATGAAGTCGGATTCAACTATGAAGGCGCAACCCTGTTTGCAGAGTCCGGCCCGATCCAGATTGGCAATGGCGACAATGTGATGAAGGTGCGGGAGGTTATCCCAGATGAGCAGACACTTGGCGAGGCCGTGGTTTCATTCAAGACCCGTCTTTACCCTACAGGCACTCAGTCCACATTCGGGCCATTTACAGCGGCCAACCCGACCAATGTCAGGTTTTCTGGCCGACAGGTCAATATGAGGGTGACGGGTGCTGTTTTGGCTGATTGGAGAATTGGGGTGTTCAGGTTGGATGCGGTGGCCGGCGGCAAGCGGTGAGTGATTTTGAGCATTTGAAGAGACTACGCCACCATGTGGAGGC